TGCTCTTACCTTAGACATATCAGACGCTGGTACAGCTATATTTAATCATGATATTAGTTTACCAGATAATGGTAAAGTTATATTTGGTGCCGGATCGGATATGAATATTTCTTCTGATGGTAGTAATGGTATTATAGCAGGAGATTCGGTACAAATAACAAATGCCGCAGGAGATGTAGGCGCAGAAATGCATCATGGTGGATTTCACCTTCAATATATCGGAGCTGATAAAGTAAGTCCAGTGGCTGCTGGTGTAGAAATTACTGGTGATATATTTTTACAAGCAGGCGGTGATCTTGTATTAGATACTACTTTAGCAGCTAACCAAACTTCAGGTACAATAATTAATTTTGATAATCAAACTGTAGTCGCAGATTCTTATTATATTTGGGTTGCTACTAGCTCAGGTTCTTGGTCAAGAACTAACGCGGGTGCCGAAGCCACATCTGGGCCTGGATTATTAGCCTATTCAATTGGTACAAATTCAACGGATGATGGAATGTTAACAAATGGAATAATTTATGATGGAAGTCATGGGTTTGCACTTGGAGCACCTTTATATTTAAGTACATCTGTAGGGGCAATAACCGCTACCGCACCAAGTAGTAGTGATCAGGTAGTTAGAATAGTGGGTTATGCATTAGATGCAAATCATATTTACTTTTGTCCAGATACTACATGGGTATTATTAGATTAAAATATAAATTATGGCAACAGTAACAGCGTCAAAATATGGAACTATATATAAAGAAGGTACTACTTCGTTTTCAGCTACTAGAACGGGTACAGGATCAGCTGTTTCAAATCAGCCAAGCACTAGTAATGGTCTAGCCGCACAAATATTATATGAAACAGGCAAAGGGGATGAATGGAGAATTACACGACTTTATTTAGCATTTGATGTTTCAGCTTATGCAACAGGGTATACAATTACAAATTTAAAACTATATTATACGCCTACTCTAACTACAACAAGTAGTTTTAAAATAGCAGTTATAAAATCTACTGCTCAAGGGGATGCTAATGCAGATTTAGCGACTAGTGATTATTATACTCCTTTAGATTATAATGTAGATTATGCGGATAATGATGGAACAGATATTTGGGCTGATAGCTCTTCATTAAGTTATTTTGATTTAAATTCAACTGCTATTACGGCCTTTGGTGATAGTTATGTTAAATTAGCAATTGTAGAATATACACATGATTATAGTAATTCTGCACCCGGTTTTGCTACAGATTGGAAAGCCCAGTGGAATCCAAATTCAGCTGTACCATATTTAAGTTTTACAGCTACAGCTACTGGATACGGGAATGATGTAATAGGTGTTGCATCGTCAAATATAAGCGAAGTAATTGGTGTAGCAACTGCAGATATATCAGAAATTATAGGGGTTTAAGTAAAAAACGAAACAAGTAATAATATATATAGATAAAAATAAATAATTAATAATTAAAATTAAATAAAATGGCAAAAAAAATAGAAAAAATTGAAGAAGAAGAATTAAAGGCTTTACAGACTCTTGTAGGTAAGCTAAATAATTTAAAACTAGAACTTGGTAATATTGAAACTACAAAACATAAAATATTACATCAGGCAGCAGAACTTGAAACTAAAGAATTTGGAGAAATGCATAAAACGCTTGAAGAAAAGTATGGTAAAGTAAATATAAATATTTCTGATGGTTCTATAAATGAAATAGTAGAAGATGGGCCTAGTAAGAAAGATTAGTATAGGGAAAGATTATAAAAATGATTCCATGCACTACTCGGTAGGGCAAGAAGTTTATGGTGGGCATATAATAGAAGCTATATTAGAAGAGAAAGATAAATATTCTATATTCATAAAAAAGAATAATAATATAATTCCTTGGAAAGATTTTAATAAGAATATGGCTATTTCAGTAGAATATAATTTAGATTATTAATGCGCGGTGTAACCAATTTTGTAATAAAACCAAAAAATACCAGATACAATAATACTAAAGATATTAATGGTACAGATCTTATATTAAATACAGAGATATTTACACATCAAAATGTTAGTAGGAATGCTATAGTATTAGAAATCCCAACAGTTGGTTGTACTGAGATAAAACAAGGGGATGAAGTTATTGTGCATCATAATGTATTTAGGAGATGGCATGATATAAAAGGTAAAGAGAGAAATTCAAAATCTTTTTATAAAGAAGATATGTATTTTGTTATGCCTGATCAAATATTTGCATATAAAAGAGATAATAGTTGGAAACCTGTTAAGGGCTATAACTTTATTAAACCAATAGAAAATAATGATATATTTTCTGTTGAAAAAGAAAAACCTTTAATAGGTATTATAAAATATGTAGATCCAGACTTAATTGAAAAAGATATATATATAAATTCTTTAGTAGGATTTAAGCCTAATGCTGAATATGAATTTATAATAGAAGGTAAAAGATTATATAGAGTACCAACAAATTTTATTACAATTAAATATGAATATCAAGGAAACGAAAAAGAATATAATCCAAGCTGGGCATAAAGCAGTTGAAGAGTTAATTAAAGTAGCTAAAGAACCTATTGTAGATTCAGATGATGATATATCTGCAGATAGATTAAAAAATGCTGCAGCAACAAAAAAGTTAGCTATATTCGATGCTTTTGAGATACTAACTAGGATACAGGATGAAGAGGATATACTTAATAATAAACCCAAAAAAGACGAAGAGCTGGAATCTTTTAGTGGTTTTGCTGAAAAAAGATCTAAGTAATGTACCAACAAAATCTTTATAAGGTTATAGAACCTATTAAAATCAACACCATTAAAAGACTTAATAAATCTAAAAAATGGGAATATGGTTATAATAAAGAACATGATATAATTGTTATAAGTAGGACTGGAGAAATTGGTGAGATATATGAAATTCAAAATTTAAGGGTAGCCCTTCCTAAGGCTCCTAAAGAAGTATATAAATTTAAAAGTGATAAATGGGAGGTAACTGAATATCCTAAAGTATTACAAAGAATAAAAACTATATTTGATTGGAAAGCATATCCAAATGAGTTTAAAAAACAATATATAGGTTATATTGAAAATGAATTTCAAAAAAGAGAGGATGGCTTTTGGTTTTATAATAAAGGGAATCCTACTTATATAACAGGCACACATTATATGTATTTGCAATGGTCAAAAATTGACGTTGGAAAACCAGAATTTAGAGAAGCAAATAGATTGTTTTTTATATTCTGGGAAGCTTGTAAAGCTGATACAAGATGTTACGGAATATGTTACCTTAAAAATCGTAGATCAGGATTTTCTTTTATGGCCTCAGGTGAAGTGGTAAATCTAGCAACAATATCTAGTGACTCTAGATATGGAATATTATCTAAAACTGGGCCAGATGCTAAAAAGATGTTTACTGATAAGGTTGTACCAATTTCAGTTCATTACCCATTCTTTTTTAAACCGATTCAAGATGGTATGGATCGACCTAAAACTGAATTAGCATATAGAGTACCAGCTTCTAAATTAACTAGAAGAAGTATACAAAGTTCTGATAAACCAGAAGAGTTACAGGGCTTAGATACAACTATTGACTGGAAAAATACTGGTGATAATAGTTATGATGGTGAAAAACTACAACTATTAGTTCATGATGAATCTGGAAAATGGGAAAGACCTAACAATATATTAAATAATTGGAGGGTTACAAAAACTACTTTAAGATTAGGTAGTAGAATTATTGGCAAATGTATGATGGGATCCACTAGTAATGCACTAGATAAAGGAGGTAGTAATTTTAAAAAATTATATGATAACTCAAATGTTACAAAAAGAAACCGCAACGGACAGACTAGCTCAGGACTCTATTCTTTGTTCATACCTATGGAATGGAACTACGAAGGATTCATTGATTCTTATGGCTTTCCTGTATTCGATACCCCAGAAACCGAAACAAAAGGACCTTATGGGGATTATATAAATATAGGAATAATTGAGCATTGGACGAATGAAGGTGAAGGATTGAAACATGATGGTGATGCTTTAAATGAATTTTATAGACAATTTCCAAGAACTACAGAACATGCTTTTAGAGATGAAACGCAAAATAGTATATTTAATTTAGCAAAAATATACGAACAAATAGATTTTAATGAGGATTTAAATAATAATTCTAAAATTACAACAGGTAATTTTCAATGGATTAATGGGGTAAAAGATACAAATGTTATATTTTATCCAAATCCTAAGGGAAGATTTAGAATTAGCTGGGTTCCAGACGCTCATAGACAAAATTATTGTACAATTAAAAATGGAATGAAATATCCGGGTAATGACCACATGGGTGCTTTTGGATGTGACAGTTATGATATATCTGGAACTACAGATGGTAAAGGCTCTAAAGGAGCTTTGCATGGATTAACTAAATTTTCTATGGAAAATCATCCGGCTGCTCATTTTTTCTTAGAATATGTAGCTAGACCCTCAACTGCAGAAATATTTTTTGAAGATGTATTAATGGCATTAGTATTTTATGGAATGCCAATATTATGTGAAAATAATAAACCAAGATTATTATATTATTTAAGAAGAAGAGGATATAGAGGATATTCTATGAATAGACCAGACAAAGTATGGAATAAATTATCTGTTGCAGAAAAAGAAGTTGGTGGGATACCAAATTCTAGCGAAGATGTAAAACAAGCCCATGCTGCTGCAATTGAAATGTATATACAAAGTAGCGTAGGTATTAAAGAAGATAACAGTTATGGGGACATGTACTTTAATAGGACCTTACAAGATTGGGCTAGATTTGACATAAATAATAGAACAAAATTTGATGCTTCTATAAGTTCTGGATTAGCTGTAATGGCTTGTAATAGACATTTATACAAAGCAAACCCAAATATAAATAAAGAAAAACTAAATATAAGCATAGCTAAATATAAACAGAAAGGTATGCACTCAAAACTAATAGAAAATTAATATGGCTGAGTCAGTTGTAAAAGGATTTTTCCCTAGTCAAGTAGTAAGTGATCAAGAGAAGGTAAGTGCGGAGTACGGACTTAAGGTTGCTAAAGCTATAGAATATGAGTGGTTTGATAGAGATACTTCTAATTTAAGATATAGAAATAATCAAACTGAATTCAATAGATTAAGATTATACGCGAGAGGGGAACAATCAATACAAAAATATAAAGATGAATTATCTATAAATGGTGATTTATCATACCTTAATTTAGATTGGAATCCTGTACCAATTATACCTAAATTTGTTGATATAGTAGTTAATGGTATATCAGAAAGAACTTTTGATATAAAAGCATATTCCCAAGATCCATATGGAGTTAATAAAAGAACTAAATATATGGAATCTATATTAAGGGATATGCGAACAAAAGAATTGAATAACTATGTAAAACAAGAATTTGGTGTTGATTTATTTTCAACAAAACCAGAAGATCTTCCAGATACTGAAGAAGAACTGGAACTTCATATGCAATTAACATATAAACAAGAGGTTGAATTAGCTGAAGAACAAGCTATCAATGTTTTATTAGAAGGTAATAGATATGATTTAACAAAAAGAAGAATTACATATGATTTAACAGTATTAGGTATAGGTGCTGTTAAAAATAATTTTACAGAATCAGAAGGAGTAAAAATTGATTATGTAGATCCAGCTAATTTAGTATATTCTTATACAGAAGATCCATATTTTAATGATATATATTATGTTGGAGAAGTAAAAACAATACCTATAAATGAACTTAAAAAAGAATTTCCTCATTTAACAGAAGAAGATTTACAAGATATAACAAACCAAAGTCTTCATAATAATGGATATTCTAATAATAGATACGATACTGCTTATTACCAAGATAAAAACCAAGTTCAAATTTTATATTTTAATTATAAAACATACATGAATGAGGTTTATAAAATTAAAGAAACAGCTTCAGGTGGTTCTAAAATTATATTAAGAGATGATTCTTATGATCCTCCAATTGAAGAGATGGCAGCTATGGAAGGGGAATATGGTAAAATTTCAAGATCACTAGAGGTTTTATATGAAGGTGTTTTAGTTTTAGGTACTAAGCATTTATTAAAATGGGCAATTGCAAAAAATATGATGCGTCCTAAAAGTGATTATACTAAAGTTAAAATGAATTATGCTATTTGTGCTCCAAGAATGTACAAAGGAAAAATTGATTCTTTAGTTAAACGTACTACTGGGTTTGCTGATATGATTCAATTAACACATTTAAAATTACAGCAAGTATTATCTCGAATGGTTCCCGATGGTATTTAT